GATATAGAGAAGGCATTCAACCAGTTACCAGAGGCCAAGCAAAATATTTTAAGATTAAAATTTACGGTAGAAGATTGCGAGTGGACAGAACTTGGTAAAGAACTAAATACTTCTGCAGATGGTGCACGTATGAGAGTTAACCGTGCAATTAATTCCTTAATCAGAATACTAGGCGGTTGGAGGTCCTTCAATGATACAGATAATCTTGTGGATAAAGAAGAAAATGAAGAAGAAGAAGATGACACAAGAGCCTAGAGAAATAAAAGATTTGTTTCAAAAAGATTATAGTAATTCTATGGACCTGCGTGGTAATCCAATAGGAGATATATGTGTATGTGGTTCACAATTATTCACAGCAATAGTAGCCTTTGAATCTGGCGAGATAGCATTTTACTTTTTAGATGGTGAGTGTGTAGACTGTGGCTCACTAGTAACCCTACCCACCCCAATAGATGACATAGGAATGGATTGCATGTAATGCCTTATTATGATTTTGAATGCAGGGTATGCAGAGTAGTAGTAGAAACAAATGATTCTGCTCCACCAACTTGCACCTCTTGCGGAAATACAATGGTTCGTATATGGTCCTCCACACCAGTGCACTTCAAAGGCTCAGGCTTCTACTCAACAGGAGGATAAATGACCGATTACCCTAAATGGAAATCAACACCAGCATGTGCTGGTACAAATACAGAATTATGGTTTAGTGAAAATGAAAAAGCAGGTTATGATGAAAAGAATTTATTAAAAAGAATTTGTGCAGGTTGCGAAGTACGCAATCAATGCTTAGAGTATTCATTAAACCACAGTGTTATGGGATACTGGGCAGGTACTACACCTAGAGAGAGGCAAAAGTTGCGTAAGAAGTTAGGTATTATTTCAACACCTATCTATCTCGCACGGGATATAGCATGAGCAAACTATCTGATTTTGATTTAGATTTATCAATAGGTCATGAAGGAGAAGCATTAGTTAATGAACTACTAACTGGTGGCAAAACTGTTGAAGTAAAGACAGACCTTAAATGGAAGAACACGGGTAACCTATACATAGAAACAGTATGCTGGTCACACAACAATGAAGAGTGGTACCCATCTGGTATGTTTGCAACTAAGGCTGCATACTGGGCATTTGTATTAGAAGGAACTGTATTAATTGTACCAATAGAACATCTTAAACATGCAGTCACTTTGTATGGTCACCCAATTACATGTAACATAGAACCCAATCCAAGTAAGGGCTATTTAATACAACCAGAAAAGATTCTTCAAGTAATTAAAGAGTTGTCTAAGTAGAGGGGAACTGCTTAGAAAACAAAAAAGACCCCCGCTCCAGTAGCAATACTGGGCGGGGGATTCTTTATTTGTATTTAATTAATTACTTAGTGCGTCCAAATTCTGGAGCAGACTTGTCTAAAGCCTTCAAAATAGGACCTACTAGACCAGCAATAAATGCTGCAGACAATACCTTTGGGTCACGTTGACCTGCTGTGTATAGGGCTACTGCTGATGCTGCTGCTGCACGTAGGTAAGACAATGCAATTTGTTTTGCTTTTTCTTTATCAAACATTTGTTCTCCTTAAAGGAACTTAATTAATTCAGCCCAAGTTTTTGGACCTATGATTCCGTTAGAATCAATATTACCGTGATTGTCTTGGAACTTAATCACAGATGCTTTGGTCTTAGGACCATAGATTCCATCGGCTTCTAAAGCAAGGGCTTGTTGAACTATCTTAACACCATTGCTTTTATCTCCAGGTTTAATTGTTCCTGGAAATTCTGGAGCATTTGATACTGGCACTTTAGCATTAACTTCATTGCCTTTGTAGTTAGGTCTGCCAAAACCTACGATAGATACCATAACTTTATTTTTATTTTTGGTATAACCACGAGTCTTAACTGCTACCTCACCACCATTACGCTGGTCTCCTTTAGGATTACCAGCAGTATTACCTTCGATACAGACCACAGTTCCATCGTTATTGTTTTCAACTACAATACCAACGTGGGAAATACGGTCTACGTTATCTCCAGGAAAATCAAAGAATGCTATATCACCAGGTAGAGGTTTAGCATCCTTAGCATCGGTCCAAGTATTCATCTTCTTATAAGCATTTGCACCTGCAACTGTTGATACACAGTTAGGTACTTTAACCCCTGCTTGGTTGGCACACCACATAACGAATGAGCCACACCAAGGCAGGAAGTTTGCCTTAGTAAAAGCACCATACTTGGTTTCATTATCTTTAGGACCTTCAATAGTCCCTACTTCTTTCTTAGCAATCTCAATGATTGCGGCAACTGTTCCCTTTGTCATTAGTTGTAGTTAGGGTCAATCTTATTTGACTTATCAGTAGCCTGACGATTCTCTACCTCTACATCTGCTACTGTCTTAGCACCCTTGTCTACTGCAGAGAAGGCTGCATTAATTTCATCAAGAGATAGTTTGCCATCATCCATAAATGCACGGGCTAACTTCTCTACTACTGCTGCTACTGCGGTAAGACCAGCAACAGTTACTGCTGTAATAGTATCAACACCAGCGATAGCACCAGCACCAATTACAGATAGACCTGATGCTGCAAATACAGCAACGATACGCATTAATACATTTTTAAGTGAGGCCATTATTCATCATCCTTTGGGTTACGTAAGTTGAAAGTTATACCCCATACAACTAGGGATAAAACAATTGCATAACCAACTACAGTTTTGGCTGAACCTTCTAGCACTACCCAAGCAATAAACATGCCTAGTAATGTCCATAGTTGATTAAAGATATCTGAGAACCAACGCTTCATGGTTTCCTCCTATAAGCGGATACAGCAGCAGCGGTTGCTGTTGCTTGGGTTGCAATATTTCCTGCTATGACTGCTGCGACAATAACCTTTTCAGATTCTTCTCGCACTTCTTCAGTCATGTCCGCCCCTACAGAACCAAGTGCAGCCAAGGCTGCTGCTGGGTTAGTAAATATTTCTTGTAGCATTGCTGCTGGGTCTTGCAATAGTTGAATTGCTATTGCAGTTTCTGCCGTTACTACTACGCCATTAGATAATTCAACTGGCGTGTCAGGTTCTAATAGTTCTAAATCTGTCTCTTCTGCCTGTACAATTGGTTCTTCAGTTTCTTCTACAGGAGGTTCAGGTTGAATAGGTTCTGGCTCAGGCTCAGTTTCTACTGGGACAGGCTCAAGTTCTGGCTCTGGTTCAGGCTCTGGAGTAGGTAATGGTTGAGGCTCTGGTTCTAATACTGGTTCCTCTGGTATCTCTGGCTCTGGGTTATACACTGGGGGTATCACAGGCTCAGGATATGGTTGTGGAATCACAATTGGAGTTGGCTCAGGTTGAACTGGAGTTGGCTCAGGTTCTACAGGAGAAGGAACAGGCTCAGGCTCAACGGGCAAAGGCTCTGGCGTGGGATTTACAGGTTCGGGTTCCAAAACAGGAGCCTCTTCAACCTGAATAATATTTGCTTGTTCTAAAGGAACAACTGTTCCATCAGTTAAGCGTGCACCTGTGCGCTCACCACCATACAAAGGACCATTAACTGCATAGGTATATGCAACGGTTCCACCTGTTTGGATTTGAGCAGTAATAACAATACTGGTTACTTCACCACTCATACTTCCATACGGACGGTATGCACCATCTACTTGGAATCCACCATCACTAACATTAATAATGAAGTGAGTATCTGGCATACGGTCAGGCAAAGCCCACCAGTCACGGGACTCAATTGATATAGATGGAGTTAATGGATAGTTCCAATACGTACCATCTGGGCTACCAAAGGTAATGACTGAGTTAGTTGTAGCGTATACATTCTGATATGTAACACCATCATAAACAACTGATACTGTCAGTGGTATCTGATAGGAAACATCATCTCCACCTTGAGTAACAACAGTGGTAACTGCTGGTGCAGAATCCTCTGCCCTTGCTGCAACTGGAAATAAAAATAAAGAATTAAAAACTATAAAACAAATTACTAAACTATTTCTTGCCTTTAGAAATAAGTGTGTAAATCTGGTCAACTCGGGTTTCCAATCGGGTAATGCGTCCCTCTAAGTTGTGTCCCCCGTTGCCGTCAGGTTTAAGTTCTGACAGGTAGTGCTTTACTAGCCACCTAATTGATGCTACGAAACTTCCTATAATAGTTGCAACTGATACCGCAATACCAGCCCAGTCAGTAGGCGTCATGTCATTATACCGTCCTAATAGTTACCTCAATTATCCCACCGAATCCATCAAACCTTCTGTCTGGTGGAGTCATGCGAGTAAATGAGATTTGCTCGATAATTATCTGACGAGTTTCGCCAGTAGTTAGGTCTTGCCAAGTAACGACATCGCCATTTTCTTCTATGCTTTCTAGCAGTTGTAATCTATGTAGTGCTGAACCTTCATAGCCAGACACTACGTTGTATCTATCTGTTTCTATATCAAAGCAATAAATAGGAAACTTCAAGGCTCTCTGTCTAGGTGTAGCAATAGTAGCCTTTGCTTGATAGCCCTTGAATATAGGACCAGTTGATGTAGTAGTTGAGTCACGAGCAAATGTAAACTTATATGCTACATATTCTTGTGCGGATTCAGGTTGAGATGTAGTCACCTCAACTGCAGTTACCCCTGCCTCATATGTAATATGGTCATAAGGAGTATTGCTTTTATCTACGGTTGCTAAGGTTAATGAACCTTTAGTAAAATCACCACGAGCAAGGAGACGTTTAAAGTTCTTTGGTTCTAGTGTGCCATAGCGGATATAACCTGTAGTTATATATCCAGTTGACATTAAGGTAGAGGCTGCCTCAATATATGAGTAGCCAGGTTTACCAACAAGCCCAGTAGTTACTGCGGTAGATGCAATAGTTCCTGATGTGGTAGTTGCATATGTAATTGTATTCGTAGTTACTGAGGTAATAGTAAAGTCACCATCTAGGGCTGCATCTACACCTATGACATAGATTTTATCGCCAGCCACATAGCCGTGGGCAGCAGATGTAATAGTTGCTGCAGTTCCAGTACGTACTTTATTGGTTACTGACTTCTGGTCAACTGCTTCTGTGCAGAATGCTAACCTGTTGGTTTCTCCAAGAAATGCACAAGATGTAGTATCTACGCCAGTTACACCTGCATAGTAAATATCATTAGCATAAGCAAACCGTAGGGTTTCAATCTCATTACCTAGGTCAATACGAACAACCCCAGGCTCACCACCCACACTAGTTGCACACCAAACAAATCTATCCCGTGCAGCAAAGTCATAGCAAGGTTGAGTTGTTTCTACAATTAGTGGACCATAACTTATAGAACCATCTTGGTCAGATACAGTTGCTGCTCTAATACCCTTGTTAGTTCCTATCATCATATAACCTAGATAGTAATAAATCTTATGTATCTTCTCGCCAACTGGCATCTCTGCTGCGGTAATGGCTGTAGTAAGGGTAGGCATAACACCTGATGTATTGAGAGTAAACTTAAATATAGATGATTGAATACCACTATACCCAGCAATATAGATAGCAGGGCCAGAGGCTGTGATAGATGTAAATATTATATCGTCATCTGAATGGGTATATAAAGCAGTAGGTGCAGAAGATTGTGATGTAGGAAATTCATATATCCTATTATTGGCAGCCATAACAATACGGTCTTTAACATATTCCATAGCGGCATTAGTTACTGTAAAACCATTAACAGTAAACATTGGAGTTGCTGTAGTAGCATAATCTCCAGTTAATACTTTTTTATTTACTTCTAATTTTCCAGATGGACCAGTATCATTAGTTACCCAATAGGCGGTAGTACCATCATCACAAATAGCATAGACCTTGTCATCTGCGCCAGCGTTATAATCAATGAAGTGGGTTTCTACTCCAGCAGTATCAATCTTATCTACGTCATACCCATCATGTAGCAATACTCCGTCAGTTGTACCCCATTTAATAGAGCGCAATTGCTGAAATGAGCGACCATTAGATTCAACTGGGTATGTAGTTACGTGTCCAGTAGCAACATCTTTAAGCAGAGTTGCCTGTCCCTTAGTCCAAACATCTACACCTTTGCTATCTGTAAATCTATGGGCTACTACTTCGCCAGCAGATGGGTCATAGAATCTAATACCAGTACCATTATGAAAAGATGATTGGCTTCTTAGCCACCAGCCTGTAAGTGATTGCTCACCTGGCTCTTGGTTATTATCAAATTGTTCTTTACGGTATGGCGCAGTCTGTCTAATGTATGGCCGTGCATCACTGATAGCATAGAAGAATGGTTGTCCACCTATGGCTACATCATACGAATCGCCTGAATTTTGCCATGTTGAAGATGATGCCAGGATACCAATATCAACAGCAATAGCACGTTCAGCACGACCTTCGGTTATATCACGACCAGCCACGTTACTCCTTAGGTTTTAGTTTTTCTGCTTCTTCTTTTAATTTTGCTGCATGTTCTTGCATTGCAACCATATTCCAGTACAGTGCGTAGTAATCTACATCTAGACTAAATCGTTTCATATGCTTTACCAAAGCACCTGTATGGGCGTGTACTGGTATACCAGCAGCCCTTACCTTGCGGAAGAAAACAATATCTTCGCCAACAAATTTATCACCTAGACCCTCTTGTTCTGCAAACATAGATTGGTCAGGATACTTAGCCCGTAGTTTTGGCACAATAGATTTATGCATTAATACAAATCCCATACCAGCAGAATCAACTTCTACAATCGTATCCTTAGGTAGTGGATGTATGTATTGAATTTCATACTCAGATATATTTTTAAAGATACAAGGGAATGGCCTCATAACTGAGCCTTCATTTTCCTTTGAGATAAAGTAAACGCCACTTACTATTGGGCGTAGATTTTTATCTGCAGCATCCCAAATCTTTTTAAGTACATCTATGGTTAGATAGATATCTGAATCTACCCATAGTATCCAGTCTGTCTTAAGTTCATCAGCCCATTTATCAAAGGCTACTTGCCTCTGCCTACCTATTTGATTACCCTGCACTCGCATAGCATTGTTAATTACTATGCCGTGCTGTGGTCCCGTTAATAAAGTATAGGCTATACCCTCGGCAAACTTGCCATCAACCATTCCATTATCACACCAAGCAACTGATACTGTTTCTTTTGGTCTTATCATTGTGTCCCCTTTATGTTATTTATATTCTTTTCTTGTCCAAAACATTGACTTGTATCTATCAAAAAATTTGCTTTGTAATTTTTTGCTTACCTTATTTTGACTATCAAAGTCTTTTTTATTTCCAATTTCCATATTCCAAGAATCACGTTTAAAAGGTATTACTTGCGCTATTGGAGTTCCTTTTGGAATCAACCCTTCAAAGTCAGGGTCATTAATAACAAAGGGAAAGTTAACTGGTGCAGTATAGGTATCGGTATCTACTATGCCAGGAAGAATAGTAAATACTGATTCTCTGTGCATAGGTTGAACAAACATTGTTGAATAACCTTTAGGTGTAGTTATAGACCAAGGATTAATCCACTTAGGATAAGGAAATAGTTTACGTGCTGGATGTTCAGGAGCCTGCTCTATCGGGTGAAAACTAATTAACCCAAAGTCTGACCACTCAAACCATTGTGCTTCATCTTTTTTTGATACCCAAACATCTGCTGGTGATTCAATAATATATCCAGCAGTAATTGCATCTAATACTGGTATACAACGTTTTATTGTTGCAGAAGTACTTGCATCACCTAATGGTTTTTTTTCTTTGTTGATATAAGAATCCGTATTTTTATACCAATCTGGCACTAATTTTAAAGCAGGTTTAGGATGCTCAATATCAGCGCCAGTAGTATTTGTAAATATGATTTTCATTTTTGTCCCCTTGTTATTTATATTGTTATTTTAATCCATTCTTGATTTGGTTCAAACCAAGTCCAAATATATCCATCTTCAGCAGGAGGCATTGGAACTGGGGCTTCCCATAATATTGTATCATAGTTTAATTTCCAAGAAGGGAAAGGTAATGGAGGTATAAATACATCTAATACTTGGTTGTAAGTAAAACCAATACCAGCATAATTTCCCCTAAATGGAGTACCGCCATTTGAATGTTGATTTCCATAAGTATTATATGAAGTACGAAGGCATCTTTGCCCAGTTACTTGACTATAACTATTTTCCCAATCAACTACATTTCCATCATTATCTAGTTCATCTTCATTTCTACCAGTAATGACTTGAGTAACTATATTATGTTCATTTAATAAAGCGTAGTGTGCCATTATGCCCAACTCACATTTCCAGTACCTGCGTTTACTACAGTTACTTTGTTATTTCCCGAAGTATTTGTTGTTGCTGTTAAGTTATTTGCAGTAGTAATTGTTCTAGTATTTGGATAGCGTAATATAACTACACCAGAACCTCCAGCGGCTCCAGTACCGTAAACAGTTCCAAAACCACCACCTCCACCACCCCCACGGTTTGCTGCTCCAGCGTATGCAACATCTGCAGCATTTCCTCTGGCACCTCTACCGTCAGTTCCAGACCCACTACTAGTATCGCCACCATTGGCATAGTAAACATTAGAACTAGAGCCACCACCACCACCAGGGCCGTACCTAACTGAAGTACCAGTTATACTGTTGGTTGTGTAAGTACCACCATCGCCACCTGCGCCAACATTGTTTGACGCATTAAAACCATTACCACCTGTTCCACCACCGCCACCGCCACGGGAATTCTCATTAGTACCAGTACCATTTCCTCCATCAAAGCCGCTGGAGTCAACAGAACTTCCTGCGCCAAGATTGGTATTACTTACACCAGAACCTCCACCACAACCACCTGCGTTTCCTCCGCCTCCGTTCCAACCAGAACCAGAGCCACCACCTTTAGAAGTTATGTTTGCAAAAACTGAATCGCTACCATAATTAGTATTAGATGCAGCAGCACCAGCACCAACTGTAACTGTATAATTACTTCCAACAATTATTGTTAAGGCATTGGGAACTGAAAGATTACCACCTGTTGGACTAACGGAAGTGCGTAATCCACCAGCACCACCACCACCGCCAGAGGTATTATTACTTCCTGTATTACCGCCAGCACCGCCTCCTGCTAGAACAAGAAAATCTACAGACATTTCTTCTATAATAGTAACAGAGTTAGTTGCACTACTTTCTGCACCAACACCATTAGCATTAGTTGTTTTTACTTTAAAAGTATAAGAACTACCAACAGATAAACCAGTAAATGTATGACTTGTAGAAGAAGTTGTTGCTGCAGTTTGAGCAGTTCCAGCAGTTGTTCCATTTAAATATGGTGTAATTGTAATAGCAGAAAGAGCCTTACCACCGTTACTATTTAATGTCCAGGTAACCGAAACTGATGAGGTGCCAGCATTTTGAGTTGCTGTTCCAATTGTTGGAGCCTCTGGCAAAGTTGTTGGGGTAATAGTGGTAGTATCACTACTAAGGCTTCTACCAAAACCATTTGCTGTTTGACCAGAAACTACATAAGAGGTTCCTGGAGTTAATCCAGTTAAAGAAACTGTACTGCTTGTAGTTGTTGCACTAATACCAGTTGTTGTTGTAGCAGTATATTGAATAGGTAATCCTCCAAAATTTCCAGGAGTGATTACTACAGTTAAAACACCAGCAGTAGATGCGTAAGCACTTGAAGTGCTTCCATCTGTAACCGCTATTGTTGGTTTATCTGGTGGCGCAGAAGAAGGTTGCCAGCCAGAATTAGTATAAATTTCTAATTGTGCTAATTCTCCATTGTAATATGTATCGCCAATTACGGGACTGGCTGGGCGACTAGCGGTATTACCTGAAGGTATACCACTTTCTGGTACTGGAAATGATGAAATACCCATTACGCTATCTCCACTCCGCTAATGTGGAAGTCAACTGCAGTAGTTGATGCACTTCCAGCAATTATCTGTGTTGCAGGTACGACTTGCTTAAGGTCAAAAAAAGCAGATGAATTAGCAGCAACAGATACGCTACCAATTAAATCAATGCTGTTAATAGTCATTGACGCAGTTGCTGCAGCCGTTGTTGGATTGCAGATAACTATATTAGTGACTACCGCTGTTGTTCCAGAGGGAGTTGTATACAGGGTTGTTGATGTAGTCGCTGCTGCTGTACGAGCAAGGACCTTTGTTACTGTAGCCATTAGTTACTACCTTTCTTAGTATGCGCCCATTATATTCATAATGGTATTATTGTTTTCAGTTTCGGATGTTGCATATGACGATAAATCTACTTGAGACCATTCTAAACCACTTGTTGTTGCCGAGTTAGTTTTTAGAAAATATCCATTTGTTCCAACACCTAACATGGTATAGGTATCATTTGCGCTACCTACAAACAAATCACCCTTTGCATTAATGTCAGTTTTATTAACGGCATTAGCAGCATTGGATTGTTGAGCATAATACTTAGCCGAAAATTCAGAACCATCTACCGTTCCAGTAGTTTTAGTTGCCCAATCCTGAGCAAGGGTTGCAGAGGTAGCAGCACTAGTTGCACTAGTGGCTGCAGATGTAGCAGATGTAGCAGCGCTAGATGCAGATGTTGCAGCAGCACTTGCTGAAGTAGCAGCCGAAGATGCAGAAACAGCAGCAGCAGATGTAGAAGCAGCAGCCGATGCTGCTGAGGTACTTGCTGAGTTAGCACTAGTTAAGGCTGAAGATGCTGAGGTACTAGCAGATGATGCCGAAGTTTCAGCACTTGTGGCTGAGGTAGCAGCAGCACTAGCACTTGTTGCAGAACTAGTTGCGCTGGTCGCAGCAGCGGTAGCAGAGGCAGCAGCAGATGTGGCTGAGGTTGCTGCAGCAGTCTGGCTTGTAAGGGCACTAGAGGCGCTTGTAGAGGCTGCTGTGGCGCTATTAGCAGCAGAGGTAGCACTAGTCGCTGCAGCGGTTGCACTTGCTGCTGCACTAGTAGCAGAGGTGGCTGCGGCTGTAGCACTGGCTGCGGCTGATGTAGCCGAAGTAGATGCTGCAGTTGCAGAGCCTAAAATGCTATCTACATAATCTTTTGGAGCAGCATCACTAGATGCGCTTGGAGTTCCAAGTCCAGTAATGGTTGGGCTGCCTGAAATTGTAGGGCTAGTTAAAGTCTTGTTAGTTAATGTTTGAGGTGCATCTAAAATTGTAACAGTACCTGATGTGTTAGGTAGAGTAATTGTTCTATCTGCAGTTGGGTCCGCTACCGTTAATGTAGTTTCAAAAGCATCTGCAGTAGCACCTTCAAATACAATAGAGGTAAACTCTGCACCAGCACCAGCAGTAATTGTTGGGCTAGTAATAATAGGAGATGTTAAAGTTTTGTTTGTAAGGGTTTGACTCTTGCCCGTACCTACTACATCACCCTCATCCGAAGCAATACCATGCAGAGCATGGGTACTAGTTCCATCATTGTAAGCAGCCGATGCTTCAATGTGTAGGTTGGCTTCACGGTAGTCACGGCCAATTGCCATGTGACGAATAAAGGCACCAGCAGAGTGAATCTGCCCAACACCAGAAACTTCTACACCACGAGCAATAGTTAACGTATCGCCGTTAACTGCGGTTACATCTACAATTTCTTCAACGGCTGTATCTGGGTCAATTACTACTGTAAATCTTTCGCTTCCACTTATTGTTGCTCCACCTAGTAGTTGTGAAGCGGAACCAACTACCATGCTGGTAACACCAGCAGTAATGGTTGATGTTAATGTAGTCTGTTGCGAACGGGATGAGTATTTGCGTGTGGTCATTTATGTTCCTATCGGCTGTAGTGAACTCTGGCTGGATACTGTTGCTGTTGTGCTTTTGTTTCCTCTGCCAAGCGTTGTGTGTATAGTGCAAAGAGTTGTCGTGTTGCATTTCCAGATGAACCATATGGACGTTTAGCATCTGTCTCATCTGCTTGCGGGCTAACCATTGAAGCACGGGCTGGGTCAAGATAGGTAAGTAATCTATACGCAGCGCCAAGAACTACCACGTCTCTAACAGACTCAGGTAATCCAGTTGTTGTTGTAAATACATCTGAGTTGGTAGATAATGCTGCTGGCTCAGTTGCATATACAACCTTTACAGTTCTACCAGGAGTAATAATATCTCCAATGGTTACTGTTTGCGATGTAGCACCCCAAGTAGTAATCTCTGGTAGTGCATCAAAGTCAAATCTTTTAACACGAATCCATTCTTTAGATGGACCAATGCTTTCCCAGTGCATTGTTAATATGTTTCTAATATTTAAATTCTCTAATTCATAGGTGCTAACTGCTGCATTATAAGTAAATGTTGTTTGTTTAACTGCAAAAATAGATGAGCCTAATGCACGAATAGTGTCATTAATAGCACGCTTTACTACGTAGCGTGGAAAGGTTGGGCTAATAACAACCCTAGACCCAGCAGCAGCGGTAGAAGGTGTGGTGCCTAGATAACCACGACCATATGGAGATACGGTTGCTGTATTAGAAATACGGTCAAAGGAATCAATCCACAATAATTCTTCGCCAATTTCAATAGTACCCTTACCAAGGTCTGTACTTGCAAGTTGTAGAATTGTGGGACTGGCAATGGTAGATGTTGTAGTGGCTAGTGTTGCAGTAAGATGTGTAGACTTATCCTGCTGTAGGGTATAGCCAGCAAGGTTAATAAGAACTTCATCAACCATATTATTTAGAGTAGACACTATAATTTACCTTATCTGTACTTAGATGTTTTTTTGGCTATTGGTTTTGGTTGTTTAACAAACTGCTTTCCTTTTGCATTACCCGCAGCCTTAGCCTTATTGGTTGCTGCTTTTTCTGCTGGACTTAATGCTGCCCAAGCAGCCTCAGGTAGATATCTTTTCTTACCTTTAGATGGTTTACCATCAGAAGTTTTCCACTTCTGTTTAGTCCAATCCTTTAAAGACTTTTGAGATTTAGCAAGTGCCATTATTTATATCCCCCGCCAGCCTTCTTGTATTGCACAGCAAGTAGTTGTGCCTTACGTGCTGACCATTCTCCTGGGTCTCCGCCCTTAGAACCAGCCTTAATTTTCTTAAACAATGCTGCTCTCATGCCAGGCTTTGTATAGTTACCAGCCTCATTAACTTTAGATTTAGTTTTCTTCTTCATCTGCAACTACAATCCCAAGCACGAAGTGATTTATTAATTCTAGAATTTGGGTCTCTTGCCGTCTTGGCAGAGGTTAACTTAGCCTTCATACCGCACATACGACCACAAAAAGACTTACGTCTAGCAGCAGACTTGGGTGACCTTTTGGCTTCGCCAGCCTTAACTGGTGGTTTAAGGTTCATACCTTGTGCTCTAGCCGATGCCCTACCTTTGGCGTTCAAACCACCTTGAGGGTTCTTACCTTCTTTGCGTGTCCACGCTGGACTCTTTGCCATACTCCCCGTACTTTCCAAGAACAGACCTAATGATTCCGTTTTTACCAACACGAACCACTAGGCCATTCTTAATTTGAACTGGATTAAAACCATCATGGCGTTTGTAACTACCAGATGATGCCATTATTTTTTCTTACCTTTAACCTTTAATAAGTTAGGATTCTTTTTCTTAGCAGCACTACTTGCTTTCCTCGCACCCGCAGCCAAGATAGCGCCAGCACCTGCCATAGATATTCCCTGCTTCTTTGCAATCTGCTTCTGGGCTGCCTTGAATCCCATTCCCTTTTTGGCTTTCATTTCTTTCCAACCTTCTTTACTCCAGCCTTTGTTCGTGTTTGAGGTATAAACATTCCTGGATATTTTTCTTCAAGGGCTTTACGAGCAGCAGCATCTGCTGCAGCCACACCTTTAGGAGATATTTGTTTTTGAAATGCCTTAAGGGCATCTTGACCTTTTAACTTAGACTTTGATTTAAGTTGAGGTGGCTTTGCCATATTACTTCTTCTTACCCATTTTTTTCATAGCCATCTTCTTCATGACCATCTTCTTATCAACTTTCTTAGCGGCTTTCTTAGCCATTGCCTTACCCTTTGATGTGTATGGGAATTTCTTTCCGTCTACCATTGGCATTTTATACTCCTAGTTCTGTCATAACCTTTGCGGTTTTTTTGTTTATTTGTTTTGCATTTGGGTCTTTCTCAGCATTGTAAGCCCTACCCAAATTCTCTGATGCTTTCTCTGCAGCAACTATCTTTTCCATAGTCGTGCCTGCTGGTTGAATACCCTGTCTACGAGCATTCCTATAGGCTTCTAGTTCGCCTTCCCACTTACGTCTTGGCATAGAGGCTCTGCCATTAGCATCGCCTGTACTCAATTGTAATCCTTTAGCCTTGCATCCAAAGCAAGGGTCAAGATGACAATTACTATGGTCCGTTGTATAAACTTCTTCTTTACTTACAAATGGTTTAGGTGATGTAGCATCACACTCAGTGCATCCATATAAGGATACATACTGATTCATCTGACCATCTTTTAATTCATATGCCCAATCAAGAACCTTACTCTTGTGGTCACATTCCATACTGCCCCCTACTGTGCTGTAAAGTTATCCTCTGTTACTCCAACATTACCTGCAATTAATCTTGCTTTAGTATCTTCATCAACTATGTGACGATGTCCTCCAAGATAAACTTCTTGGTAACTTTGTAAATCTTCATCTACTAGATAACGTACTTGTTTGTATGTACCGTTATCACGAATAATAGTTATCCCACGATTTAATTTATAAAAGTAAAACAAGCGGTGTCCACCCGCTGGACCTTCTCTAACTATTGGTGTATCAAAAACGTATGTAGTCATTTAAGTCCTTTATTAAGAGAGGGGTAGGGCATGAACCCCACCCCCCATTGCTACTAAAGAGCAGCGATTGATGAACCTGATTCGATTCGATATAATGCTTCTTCACGGTAGCGTGCAAAGCCAAGAACGCCATACCAACCCATTGGGCGATGACGCATTAACTTGTCAACTACTGGTCCGATAACTACATGTGGCTCTTCAGCAACGGCTTGTGCCATGGCCTGTGAACCGCAGATAATTGTGCGGAAGTTACGTGTAACTGGAGTTACAGTTAGAGTATTAGTTCCAACAGTACCTGAGTTAGCAACGCTAACTGTAAGTGTAGTATTAGTTGCACCTACTGAGATAGCAGTAATCTTTGCTCCAGAACCTACGTTGGTACCAGAGATTTTATCTCCGACCTCAGCACGGCCACCGAAAGCACCATTTGCTACTACGATTGTAAATGCTCCAGATACTCCGCTTACTGCAGCAGCAGTAGTAAGAGCAGTTTGGTCTGCACCATCTTTGGCTGAGTAAAGACGTGGTGACTCAATATAGAATGCACCTTCGTAGTTACCAATTTCTCCTGCCCAGATGCGGTCTTGTGAAGAACCGTATTGGTTAGGAAGTAGCCATCCTTGTCCTGAAGAGGACTCGGCACGTAGGTCATGTGATACTTCTGGGTGAATACCAGCCCAGTATAACGCACCCTTACGTGCAACAGCCTTATTAGAACGTAACTTAGCAACAGCCTTACGGATGTCTGCTGAGTCAATTGTTGATGCTGCTGTCATTGTTGCTGTAGATGTTGCTGTGTTACCTGAGTAGATTACGTTTGTTCCAGCACGCAATGTCTCCATTGCTACTGCATCAATAGAATCTGCTAAGTTGTAAGCGATAATGTTTGCGATTGCTGGGTCTACATCAGCAAGGCTGAATAGTTCCAACGCACGTGTTACCAACACTGAGTTACCATACTCATTAAGAGTAATAGATACTGTTGTTGGTGTTGATAGCGCTACCGCATCTGGGTCAGTTGTTTCTGCCAGAGTAGAAGTGCTTTGAGCCAAGTCAACGTATCTTTGTAGAACTACGGTTGAGCCTGGGATTGATTGACGGGCAGGTGTTTTATCTGCGACTGAACGAATTAGTGGTTCAGAACGGAGAGCAAACTCCAATAAGCGGTCATATGCTTGCTGGACAAGACCTGCACCACCTGCGGTTCCTCCAAGTGTGGTAGAACCTACTCCTGTGTATGCATTAGGCATTGTTTGTCACCTCCAAGGTGATTAGAATTACTATGGATTAATTATTGATTTGCACGGAGGATGGCAAGAATTTCATCTGCAGATTGTGCATTAGATATCTTTGTTTCTAAATCCTCTGTACGTTCAGGGGTTAATGAGTTCTGAGTAAGAATATCTTGCTGCCGTAAGGCTGCTCGATTAATTTCTTGTTCAGGATTCACAGACTCTGCGCTTTTTAATCCAAACAAATCAGCATTTTCGTCAAGCCAAGAATTAACTGACTCTTCACTAATGTCTTCTAAGTCTTTCATAATTAAGCGTTGCGCCTTTAGATTAACGCCCTTCTTTTCTAGGACTTCTTTGACGGTTCTCTCACGCTGCATCTTGGACAATCCCTCAAGTTGCTCAGTCAGTTCCTTGATACGCTTCTCATCAGCACGCTTGGCTTTTCTTAGTTTCTTAACTAAGTCATCGCCTTGCAGATTGATGTCGTTATCTTGGTCTTCGTCTTCTTCATCCCAGTAGTTGTTGCTCATAGCAACCCACCCTTCTATTCGTTGATTAGTCGCAAGCCACAAGTCAATTCGGGGAAATTGGTTGGCTCTTGCTACCAGACTTATACACCCCACGGGGCTGGTCTATCCGTGTGGGGAATCTATTTAGAACTGACCTGCTGCAGAACCTTTACGTAGGTATGTAGTTGACAGTCCTGCTGCACCTACTCCAGATGAACCCTGGAATGATGCTATTTCTTTTTCTGCTAATTGAGTACGCTTGCGTTGAGCAGAAGCAAGTCCCTTAAATACTTCTTCCTCTGCAACCTTTTGGTTATATTGAATATTTTCTTCATTATAAATTTGTGATAACTTAGTAGCAGTTGGTAGTACTTCAGAGATAGTTGAGTATCCCTTACGTGCTGTCGCTAGGTCTACACCAAACTTAGCCAATGATTCTGCGCTAGTCATGTCAGTTGTAAGGCCACCCTGTGCAAGGGCTGCGCTACCAATCTCTGCTGCAGTAACCTTCTCTTGTAGTTTAGGTAGGTTTTCTGTTGGGTTTAAAAAGTAACTAACTAAATCTGTATCTGTAATTTTGTAGAAGTCACGTAGCGTGCTCTTAACTAATGGGTCGGCATTCTCTACACGGGTAACTACTGTTGATACTCTATCCTTAAATTCAACAGGAGATATATCTGCGCCAATAATAGTAGCCATTTTAGCCTGACGTGTTTTCATATCTGTACCTAATAACGTTTGCTGTCCATAAGCACGAAGCGTTTCTGAATAACTATTCTCAAGGGCTAGATACTCTGCCTCATTTAATGCATTAAGACCTGCAGCAGTTCTAGTTGTATTACCAGCAAAGCGGGTTTGATATACTTTGTTCTTACGTAATTCAATTATTGCTTCATTAGAGGTTAGTCCTTGTTTCATAAAGCCTTCAATAACTGGACTTAACTCACTTAAATTATACAGAGCAAAGGTATCTTTAAGAAGGGCAAAAGCATCTCTAGTAGCCTTATCATCCTCTGGTTGTTCTGTTGGAATATCTATTGGTGTTGCATACTGAGTTACTAAACCTTCGGCTGTTGCTAACTCTTGTTCAGCCTGTGTAATACCCGCAGCCTTTGTTGTGTATTGGGCAGCACCTGTTTGAACTGCAGCAGTTTTTTCTTTTAATTGTTCAAGGGTTAATCCTTGTGCTTTTAAAACCTCTGGTCTAATTGCTGCTTTCTTTTCAATACGTCCAGCAAGTTCAGACATTGCAGAAAATCTAGGGGCTACTTGTTTAGTAAAATCAATATCTGCTGGACTTCCAAATGTAGAAAGTTTTTCTTTGGCTGTTTTTGCTTGAGCCGCTGCCGCTGCTGCCTGAACCTTACGTTCGGCTTCTTTTGCTTTTGCTGCTGCTACTTCTGCTTTGGTTGCCATTAGCCTACCAATCCAAACATCTTAAGAATATCGTTTGCATATCCCGCTGCTTCATCTCTAGCATTCTTAGTCTTTCCCCACTCTGGTTTATTGCGAAGTAGTACTTCAAACTCTGTAGTAGACATAACCCCAGGCTTGCCATTATTTCTTAATGCCATTTGAATATCCTTATCAAAGGCATCTAGAGATTCTGATGGTACCTCTAGAACTTGAGACTTTAAATTAGCAAATTGAGATGATAGGTTTTTAATACTTACACCATTGTCAATTGAATCACCTAGGTTTGTATAAAAACTCTTAGCCATATTACGAATCTTCTGTTGTTGCTGGTCTAGTTTGCCAGTAGATAAAGTTCCACCTGGTGTTAGCCCACTCAACACATCATCAAGGGCTTCTTGAGTACTCAACTTAATACCATAACTAGCAGCATAACTCTTTAAAGATGAAATGCTTTGTGCTATGACACCAGTGCCAGAGGCAATAGCCTCTAATGGGGTACCACGAACGGCTGGTTCAATAGTATCCGCCATGATACGTGAATAATCTTCTTCATTTAATAAAGAACCAGACTCAACTACCTTGCCACCAACAGTCCTTTGTTTGACAACAGCCTTCTTCATTTCTTTAGTTACTCTTTCAAAGAAATCTTTTTCCTCTGCAGGAGTAGCCTCACGCCCAAGCATATCTATTGTAAACGCATCAATCATTTGTTTAGCGTCTAGTTTAGTTATCTCTTGTGCACGGTCCCTGGGTCCACCACCACCTGCATAATCAGGTCTAGCATTAAGCCAGTTAGTTATATTAGTAAACTTACCTTCAATACTACCAGTTACTAAAAGTGAATCTACTATTTCCTTACTTTGCTCATTGGATGTTTCTATAATAGCCTCGGTAAGACCAGAGTCTGATTTAGTTACATAATCTTTTTCAGTTAATTTTCCTTTGCGATATAAAGAAGTACGTAATAACTCTATATCTTTATACTCTTTTTTAATTGCCGCAACTATTTGATTTCGGTCAACAACAGAAAAGTTTTTACCATCTGGAGTTACGTATAGAAAACGTTGAGCAGCAGAACCAGTTTGTCCAGACACAGTAATAATACGTCTACCAAACTGGTCTTCTTCAAGTACTAATCTATCACCTGGTAGTGCAGTATCACTAAATCTTTTTAGTAAATCACTCTTATTAGTTGGTAGAGTAGCACCTGTTTGATATGATTCACGTCTATCTACCATATTATCTATCCTCAATTCCTGCTATAAGTGATTCTCTAGAATAAAAATTAAGCAACCCAGTAAATATAATTCTATTTGCTTCTTTTACTATTGGATTTGTTTTACCGAGTTCTGTTAATATACTAACGACTTGTTCTTTCTTGCTTGATTTCATGCTACTAAAATCCCAACGCATACCCATTGCTGGGTCTTCTGCAAAGGTAAGAAACTCTGATACATTTTTAATAGCAAGGTTCATGGCTGACCTTGTTTGTAGGTCAATAGGAGACTTAGGTTCGGCTACTGCTTCAGATAGGGCTTTAAACATTTTCTTTAAATCTCCACGATTAGTTCCTTTTCCACTAATCTCAGCATCAAGATATGGATTAGATACTAAAAGAGCAGTACGTTCCTGTGCGGCCTTGTCAATTAATTGACGTCTGGTTATATAGCCAGGCTCTTTCTTTAGTGCTTCATTAAGGTTATCTTCAATAGCAAAGTACTTTTGTTTATCCTCTGCTACCTGAACATTCTCTAGATAGTCTTCAAATTCTGGAATATCTACTAGTCCCTCAGATTGCATCCAAGCATATATATCTGGATTGTATTCTCCAGCCTTAGGTGCAAATAGATATCCTATTTCTTTATAAGTATCAATAAACTTCTTATTTTTAATTGACCAATTTTTAACTTCATCAGTAGTATTAATAAGAACTTTAAACTCTTTGGTATTGCGTGGCACCAGATATATTACCTTGCCTGGGTTTTGTCCAACCCATGTAGCAATGGCTAAATCAAATACATCTGTATCTTCATTTTCAGCATTACGTAGTAGGCCATTGTATACATCGTAGAAAGATGACTTCCAGGTAGTGATACCAGTTTTCTTCATGAACCCTGGTAAGTCTTTAGAGTCCTTTAATGTTGGCTGTCCTGGAGATATCTGTCCAAGCATGTTACGTGCAACTATAACGCTGTTTGTTGAAATTTTTAACTTAGAAATATAATCTGCTTTTTCTTGAGTTGTTGCATTTGTTGGTAGTCCATTACCAAATGCTTGGGCATAAGCAATAGCCTGCAACATTGCAGTTCCTTTTTGCCTATCCCATTCGGTAGGAGATAGAGTACCAAATATAGTGTCAGCAAACATTGGCACTAAAGCGCTTCTCAATGTCATTCTATCGCCAAATTGACCAAGTGCTATTGAGTCAAACTTTTCTGCAAATTGAGTAGTTGAAGGCTGTATCTGTTCCTTAATTGGAGCAGGAACAAATGGCAACTCTCTTAAAATCGCTCTAAAAAATACAACTCCAACAGAACCAATTGGTCCAGCCAAGGCTGGTTGTCCTGCATCAGGTGAGAAAGATGGGTTAAGTAATCTTAACTTAAGAGTAAACTCATTAAATGATGGAATATTAATTGTTGAGTTACCAGTTAAGGTTCTAAGTACTGGTTCAACTGCACCATTAATAATTGAATCAGTTGGGAAGATAATGAACTTATCGCCCTTTTCATCTTCGTAAACATCTCCAGATGCTTCAAGACCTGTATGTAGCAGGCGAAGACGATATAAACTTTGCAAAGGTTTCTTGGTGTATAAACGCCATACACGTCTGTAGAAATCCTCAGTTGCTCTATAGAATCTACCTACTGAACGAATAGAGATAGCAAAATTAGTTCTAACCGATGGATTATCTACATACTCTAACAGTTCTTCAGTGGCACGTGTAAGTGCTAGATTAGTAACTTGTCTTTCAGCATGTTCTTTTCCACGGGCTTCAGCAATACCCTTGCTAAGTAGTGGATTTTCTTCAATTGCATTTCTAACATATCGGTCTTTAAATACTTTTTCGTATGGCTTTAAATCTTTAAGCGCTCTCTCTGTAAATAACAGCAACATAGGCTGACGATAGATACCAGTTACGGTTGCATCCATAACATCCATTGTCCAGTTTTGCCATTTAGAATAAAGGTGGTTAAATCCAGCCTCTTCTTCAAATATCTTCATATCTTTTTCTGGACCAAGATTATATAAACGTGTTTGTAGATTTGTTCCTGGTTGATACCCTTGAGTCAGGTCTTCAAATCTAGTAAAATCTATTTCAGCAGAGGCTTTACTCCATGCATCTTTTACAGTTTCGCTAACTCTTGGTATTATATTAATACGTGATTTATTGCCTGTATGATAAACAATATATTCAGCATTAATTTTATTTAATAAATCAATAAATTGACTGTCAACATTTGGCATATCACCTACAATAAATCTAGCACCTGCTGCATTTGCATCGGTAATACTTTTAATAGTTTCTGGACGTAGTTCTTTACCTGCTAATTTACCATTTCTTGCAAGCATAATTGTTTTACCAGACAAATTAGATGTTGCTGGTCCAAGTCTTAATAAACTTGTCTCGCTTGAAGTTTTACCAATACCTTCTGGATTTGCTTTTGTTATATTTTTTTGAGTATTTACATCAACAAGTTCAACTATTGCGGCATCTGATTCTGAGCGCATAGCAATATCTTTTGCATCGCCAAGTGGTGTTCCCTTGCCCGCATTGCCACCAGCAATTGCCTTAAGGTTTACTTGTGGTCCACTTGCATTTGTTTCGATTGTTGATTTTGCCGCTTTAACTGCTTCAAATAATTTTTCATTGTAGTTAGTTGGACCACCATGGAAAGTATTTCGCATATCCATTAGCATATTTTCTACGTGGATACGGGCAATCTGCACATCTGGAATACCACGTTGGCGGTATAACACAGTTGTGCTAAACAAAGATAAGAATCCGTCTAACTTTGTTCCACTTGCAACAATGTAATCATCGTTAAAACCTTTTGGAACTCTCTCGACACCCACATCTTTAAGAATACTGTGGCGTGCATTGATAAAATCATCATTAGTCTTTAATGCTTTGTATCTATAGAAAGCATTTACTGGATTTACTACCGCACCATTGGCAATTTTTTCGCTGTTATAGGAAAAACGGATATTCCAGTTATCAAAATGTGCAAGAGCAATTTGCTTTGTTGTCATTTTGTTAATATCTATAGCACGATATTTTTTACCTAGAGCAAGTCCTGCTTCTTTAATTGCTTTAGTTAAATTACTGCTAACAAAAACTGAATCTACATACTCAATGTCAATCTTTCCAGTCATCATACTGCGAGCAGCAACTGAATTACCCATTGAGTCTAGAACATTTGGGCTATATTTCATTAAACGGGTTATAGTATCCATAGTTGCTGGTCCCATTTTGCCAGCATATAGGTCTTGAACTCGTAATAAAGTTTCTTCTCTAATTGCTTGATGCGCTACATCAGCAAGAGCAACCTCATACCCATATTGTTTTGATAACTTGGCACGGGTATCTTCTAAAATATTTAAACGTTCTTGATTATCCAACTTCTGAGTTGGGTCCTTTGATGGAAATATTTTGTAAAACCCACGCTTGTACATACCCTGAGTTGTTTTAGACCCAGTAGTAGCCTCAAGTGTTGAACGACCTGCACGACCACCAAATACAAATGAGCGCAATGCAGCAGTGCTTTGTGTAAGAAAACCAAAGAATGCTTCATCAACGCTGCTTCGTATTCCAAGACGTGGGAAAAGAGTATTGTTTGTCCAGAAATCTGTATAAAATTTTGTAAACTTATTTCTTGTGGCTCCGCCAATAAGATGAATAGACCAGAATTTTTCAGATAATCTTGAACTTGCTGCTGTTTGGTAAATTAAATCATATGGTAGCGGGGCAATACTTCTAGCAACCTGTGATGGTTGAACAATTCCCTTGGATGCTTGAAAGAAATCTTCGCCTTCACGTCTAACCAATGCTGGGTGTAATGTTCCAACTAGGTCAAGTGGTATCTGGGACTTTACTGTCGAGAACATACCAGTTTCATTAAAGGTTGCAGCAAGGATTTCATCTGCAACTGTCTGTCCCTTAGGTGAACCAAGCATTCCACTTCTCATCATAACCGCTGCGTATAGGTTACGAATCATCGTAAGTTGTATCTCTGGACTCTCGCTTAAGAATTGCTCTGTAAATGCATAGGCAGTATCTTTTTTACCCAAAGCAAGCATTGCTAAATTTCTAACATCTGACTCTGTTTTAATTGCATCTTCACCATACAGGATACGGCCAGGGCTGCGAGTAAGTCCAACTGACATTTTCTTCATCATCTTACGTGTTTTAGAAATGTCTGTTTGTAATTCAATAATATCTTTAATCGCTGGGTTAACTAAATTCTCACCATCATCAGCAACCTTTTTTAACACATCTAAAACTGTTGATAAATCTTTCTCACCCTTTTCTAGGTAAGACTGTACATTTAAATTCTTAGGGTTAGGATTAAAGATAGCATCAATAACTTTATGGGATGCAGAGGTAAGACTTCTAAAATTTCTTGCTACGGGAATTCCATTCCTGCGGAAATTAAGATTATCTACACGGCCAGATAATAACAATCCCATATCTTCATGGTCTGTGAAAAATCTTTTTGCAGAGGCTGCATCAAAGACTTCTTCTTTTGCTAATTTTTTAACAACTTCAAGGTTAGCCCAGTCTGGAAAGTCAATACGTATTTGCTTATACACAAGTCCCTTGGCAACTGGACCTTCTGCATCTGCATAGTTCTTAACTACTTTACCTAGTTGCTCATCCCATAACTTAATAACATCGGCTTGTTTAAAAACAAAATCTACGCCACCCTCGATGTTGCCACGCTCAGATAAGAAAACAAATTGGTCGGCAAGTTTTTCACCACGACTTTTAATTCCACCAAAACGAAGAACTGCCTCTGGAATACCAGCAACACCTCTACCAATAGCACGAGCACCTTTAATTATTGGACCAACACCAGTGTATGTAAGTGGGTCAATACCTAATTGATATGTAGCATCTACAGGACCAGATACTAAACTAGCAACTCCAGTACGTGTTTTTTTATCAGTTAAATCAATACCAACTTTTTTAAGTAATTTAGTTGCCCAATAACTTTGATTAACTTCTGGGTCGGCTTTTAACATACTGCCAACTTTATCTCTACCTGGAGAAACCTGAGCAAAAGTTTTGATTTCTTTTAACAACTCATTAAACTGTTCAGGCTCATCGCCCATGAACTGAATTGCCTTAACCATACTTTCATCTGCTGTTCCATAAAGGTCAATTGACTCTCCAGGAGTTCTACCTTCAGTTACGCCACGAATTAAAGTTACTAATGCTTTACCATGCTTGGCTTCATACTCAGAAATTTTATCCCATCTCCAAGAATTTTTTCCATCAAATGCTTCAGTGATAAGTTTTTTACTAAATCTTGAACCCATACGTTGTTCGGCTTGTTGTTCAACTTGGTATGGAGTATTTAAAGTTTTATAGTATTTGTCCGCTGCTGTAAATCCAGCAATAATTGGGCTGAATAAAACTTTAGCAGTAACACTACCAGCGCCAACAACAGCCTGTATTCCTCTACCAAGTGGGCTTAACTCAGGAGCAAATCGTTTTTCTTTAGAATAAAGATATCTAATATTATCTTGAACTATTGGGTCAAACTCAAGAAACTCTTTACGTCCGCTTTCCTCACTAAGTTGTAATAATCTTTTTGCTTCTTTTCTAGCATAGGACATTTGGTTAAGTGTCGTTTGTTGAGAAGGGGGTAGGCCAGCCTCTATCGCTGCCTTATAAATGTTAGGGCTTAGTTCACCTACAACAGGGTCTAATTTTATTTCAGCCATTAATACCCAGCATCATCTAACATGCGAAACAACATTTCGGAATCGCCTGAAACATCATACTGTGTAAGATTTCTAGCAATGTCTTTAATAGTTGGTTCTTGATTTGGAATTCTTCCTAATGCAATTGAACCAGGTCCATCACCAATATCTACACCACTAGTGATTACTTCATCTTTGCGAGTAGTTGGAGCAAGCAATGGTGTTAAGTCTTCAAAAGAACCTTGTGGTATTGGATTACCAGCCATAGGCGCTGCTACTTGATTATCGTAATTTTGTTGTCCCTGTCCGTATGGTAGTCCTGCCATGTAAGTTGCGGGTTGTGTTGGTCCCCCATCAGTGCGTTGACTAAGAGAGCCAGGGCCTGATACTGGGGCTGGGTTATTCGGTTTTCTATATCCACCTTGCTCCATCATTGACATAATATCTCCTACTTAGTAAATTGTGTTTTAACATTTGCAGTACCACCGCACCACAGGTTATATTGAATTGCTATATTGATTGCTTTCTTTGCTGCACCAGATGCTTTAGCGTGAGTTTTAGTTTCAGATTCTAATGCTGCCAATGCACCAAGGGCTAAGGTTCCACCAGAACCTATTGCATATAAACCTTTGTCATCTCGCATATATCCATAGTCATCGCTAACTTGATATATTCTTCCATTAAAACAAACTAATGCATCCCAACCAGAATCATCATCGTTCTTTGTTTTAGGTGCTGGGTCGTATCCACCATCTGTTATGGTTTGTTTCATAGATGGTAATACTCTAATCATCATAAATCTATCTGGGTCTTGAGTCTTAATTACTTTAGGTGGTTGCCATAAGTTATTAAGAATATCTCCCACAATTGCATCACCTGCAACTGCAATTAGATACTCACCAATCTTAACTACCTTGTCATACCCCTTGGCTATGTAAGGTCTATCTTGATATGAAGTTACAGTATCTGCGGCTAGAACGGCCCAGCCTTTACCTTGTATTCCAACTATTGCTGTCATCATCCCCCACTTAAGTTATCTTCTTACTACTGTCCTAGCACTAGCATTTGCTTTACCGCCTGCACTTAGGCTAGATAAAAGACTTTGTAACCCACCGCCTTGTGGAGGTTGTGAAGGTAGACCTCCTACTGGACCTGCGGGAGCAGGGGACGTTTGCTCAACCATTTGTTCGGTACCAGCAGGAGGCAATTCTGGAGTAAAGATATCTTCAATCGCATCTTCAATTGAAACACCCTTTTGACGGGCTTTGATTACTTGTGCGATTTTTTTCACGATATCAGATGCATCCCCACCTGATGCTGCTAGTTGCGGAATTGCTTGAGTGTACGCCTGTAGCGAACCTACCAATGCATTACGCATTTCTTCAACTTCAATTTTCTCTTGTTCTTGGGTTACGTTAATACCAAATGGTAACTCACGCATAGCCATGTCTTTAGATATTAATTTACCGCCAAGTGCTTGTAGCATGAAGATAAGTCCCTGCGCTGGATTAAGACCAGCAAGCATGCCATAGCGAACATCGGCTGAGTAGTCACCCTTAATATCTTTTGCTGGTGTGTACTCAAGTGAGTAAGGAGAACCAGCATCAACACCACGAATTGTTTTTGTAAAGTTAAATAATTTCTCGTCCATTTCGAAACAGACAGAGATAACATCTTTAAGAGCAGAAGCAAAAATTGCTTGCGCTGATTTAACCTGTGTATCAAAGCCACCCATAAGCGCTTGAACGCCTTGTCCCGTGACT